CCGAACGCTGCCTCTGCATCAAGGAGTTCATCTCGGCTAGCTTCCCCATATCCCTGGCAGCGAATCCCTGACGATTTACCGGTTGGTACGGAGCCGCACTTACTTGCTGTCTCGGTTGGGCGAACGACTGCTGAAGCGACTGTCTGGGTGCTTGGGGCATCATACGTTTGGCATGGCCTGGCCAGTTAGGGGGACATTAGATAAATCGGATTGTGCTTGTGGTACTTCTGCCGCTTTAGCCCCACCGACTTCTGGCTGCCCCGCCGTCTGCCCTGGAGCCTGTCCGGTCTGAACAGGGGCGGCGGCCATTCCTTGCTGGAGGTTAGGGAACAACGCCATCGGGTTTGTCCGCCGTTCCTATTGGATCAGGGAAGTCTAGCCTCTCGAACATTGAAATAGGATCCAACAGGCCAGCCGACGCCAGGTCGACCGCTTGGTTAGCTGTCGTCAGCGGATCCTTCGGGATCAGACTACCCTCCTTCACCGATACCAGGAGCTTCTGATTGAACTCCTGGGCCTGAAGGGTCACGTATTCCTGCGCTCGAGCCTTGCCCAGAATAGCGGCTGCATGTTCCTCGGTGTAGTAGACGCACATTAGCTGAACCCACCAATTGAAGACGTTGTCCGTGAACTGTTCGATGAACTCGGTGATCCCGCCGCCGATGCGAGTCTCGTCCTGGGTTCGAGTCAGAATCTTCCCACGCACCGTGTCCTCGCTCGCAATGCCCTGCGGGGTAGAAGCGGAAGTGCCAAAGATGTTCCCGACTTCTCTGCGGTAGTCCATGAGGGACGTGAACACATCCCCAGGCAACGGCGGGGCTGCATCACGCTTGATAGCGTTCGTATCTCCGTTCGGGACGATGACTGCACCACCCCTGCGTAGAGCGTCCACGGCCAGGTCGGCATCTTCCTGGGTAAACGAAGTACCAGAGGCTACGAAGCCCCCGTTCATGGAGTCGATGTTCTTGTCTATCTGCCGGATCCGCTTGTTGATTTTGTCCTGCAAGGCCAGGTTCTGTTCGATCAGGCTTGTGTCGTCCCAGGGGTGCGTTCCTAGATTGAAAACCGTCAGGAACGTATAGGGCTTCCTTGGGAGGGAGAAGTGGTTGTATCCAGGGGTCGTGATGACGGCGGGCTGTCCGTCTGGGCCGATAGCCGGCGCACCCGTCACTGGGTCTATCTGTGGCTGGGACTGCTCGTAGTTCCAGTGCGGGTTCTTGGCCTTCATGAGAATCTTGTCGTCTAGCTGCCAGAACACCATGTCGTCTGTCCACCATTCGATATAGCGCACCTCTGTCCCCATCTTGCCCTGGACTCTTTCCGTGATGAACGTCTCTACGTCAGAAGGCCCGCCATCGGGGGACGGCTGGCTAAACCGTTTAATCAGAGCGGTTGCCTTGTCCGTCCGGTACTCCCCGATGATGTCGCCTTCGTAGGTGCCATCGTCCGAGACAGTGGCGTCGGGGTCTAGGATCATCTTCTGCGGTCTAAGCACTACGCTCGTGATGTCGTTCTCGGCCTCTGACCAGCCATGCTTCATCACCCCAAACAGATACAACGCCCAGAAGCGCGTCGCTTTCTTCACCTTGGATTTCAACACCAGCCGATCCGCGTGGAACGCCAGCATCTTGGCTACCTTGTCGGCTAAAGCCTGGCCTGATGCGTCATTTGCCGCCTCTACGATGGCCTCGGGGTTCTGCCGTGTGGCAATCGGCAGGAATGTTTCTAGGGCTGTGAATATCAAATTGTCTACCAACGGGCGTTCTAGGCCCGCCACCTCGGCACCAGGGAACTGCTTGCCCTTCCAATAGTTCTCGTTCTCGTCCTGCCGCTTCTTCAAGGCCCCTTGGGCGTCCTCCCAGCGGTGTTTGGCCTTCTTGGCCATCTGCAACAGGTCTTCGTCTGGGGTGTCTACGTGAAGCTCTGGGAGCAAATCACCTACGACGCCTTCCTTCTGCTCCGGCTGTTCCGGCGCGACCTTGTTTACGTTCGCTTGCAGGCCAAAATAGCCGTCTGTTAGAGCCATAGATGCAACGGATTATATCACGTCCGCCAGTCTTTGCCTTTCCTAGCCGCAATCAACTTCATCGGATCCGGCTGATAGCTGATCCCACCGTACTCTACGTGGTAGCCAGGCTGCTCTTGCCGGCCTGGGGTGATGATCGGCTTGTCGCCTCCGTACTTCGACATGCCTACGCGCCAGTAGAGGGTCGCATGAGCCCAGTGGTCTGTGCCGTTCGATGTCTCCCACTTGAAGAACGGGTTGCCTTGGGCGTCTTTCTCTTCCAGGCGGTACAGGCTCTCGAAGTGCTGGTAGAACTCACCCCAGTCGTCCCGTGTCCCTTGCAAGGGGATTCTTCCGTCAGCAAACTCGTCTATCACCATCTGCATCATGCGGTTCCTGTCTACGTTCACGTTGCCTGTCTCGGCGTTCTCTCCCCAACGCACGAACTGGAACGTCTTACGATCCTTGGCGTAGTGGCACAGGAAGATACGGCCTGGGTACTTCTCTCGTAGCTTGCGGGGTTCGGTTAGATCCGGCAGGGCGTCGATCACGGCTATGCTCTTGGGGTAGCGGGCCAGGAGGCTCTCAATGGCCTCCCACGTCTCTGTCACCCCGTAGTAGAACAGCCCCTCTTTGTTGCCTAACACGTAGTGCTTCTTGATCCCCGAGTCACAGCCGATGACTACCTGCTCTTGCGAGTTCACTAAGCCAGTGCAATTCCGATAAATCATGTCGGGCGTGACGGTGTTCCCTTCCCCGATATACGGGAGCCCTAGAACGAAGTTATGGAAGTACTCCACGCTCTTCTCCCGATGGTACTTGATGATTTCCTTAGCCGTGACCCACGGGGCCATGAGCAGGCTGATCCAGTAGCCAGAGAAGTCCTTGTCCTTCCAGCGGGCTACCCATCTGCCACGCCGGCGTTGCTCGTCTGTTAGAACACGGCCGCACTTCTTGCAGACGTAGGCTTCGAGCTCCTGGTTCACGGAGTCTGGCCAAGACAGGTACTGCTCATGTCCAGCTCCGCATTTGATGAACCAGTGCTTCTGATCCGACTCCTCCCAGAAGCGTGAGACTCCATTCCCCTTCACGCTGGGGTTGCTGAAGTACCATTCCCCCTTGTATTCCGAGTGCTGCAAGCGGGATGCGTAGGTAGCTAGGACTCTCTGATCCGATCGGTCTACCTCGTCAAAGCACAGTAGGTCAGCCGTGAAGGAGATAGCCTGCTTCTCCGCAAAGGATCCACGGTAGAAGATGGTCGCGTTGCCTATACGCTTGTCCGAGATGTTGTCCCCTTCCTCCATGTAGCCACGTAGCTCTGGGTTCATCTGGATCAGGCGGTTGGCTTTGGTACGCACGAACTCTTGGGCATCTCCGTAGGTGGGGAGGGTGTAGGCCACGCTCAAGCCCTGGTGCTTGGCCATCCAGATGGTCTTCAGAATCTGTGCCGTGCTCATGCCGACCTGGGCCGCCTTCATAATCACCTGCTTGGGCCTTAGATCGGCGTAGATGTCGTATAAAAACAAGTGGGATCGTAAATCCAGGTCTTTGCCGTTCTCGGTCTTGGGGGCAAAGCCGCTAAGCCAGGCGGGAACGCTTAGTTCTTCGAGCATTAGAACACCGTGCTCGTTCGCTTCATTGTCCGCAAGGCATCCTGGGCCTCTAGCCTGATGGCGTCTGGATCCTGCTTGCGGCTGCGCAGGTACTCCTCATGCACCCGCACATGCCCTGTGCCATAGATGCGGTAGTACAGTTGTTCGGTTGGGCCAGTGGGCTGAAGGTAGAACCGCATGTGATCGGCTAGGTAGCGTTCGTTGTCCACTCTGCCGTCTATCTTCCGATAGATTTGCCGGCGGTGACAGATCCGACACCGCTCTACCTGGGCATCTGGCTGGTCGATCAGCACCTCATAGTCACACAGGATGGCTCCTGTCCGGCATTTAGCTCCGTTCGGTATTGAAATCATAGACGCTCAAGCGGGAAATCTCGGCCTTTGTCGGCCATAGCCTGTATCTGGGCTTCTAGGTTCAGGTCTGCGTCAGGCTTCGGTAGAACGATGATAGGCCGGCCCTGGATGGCCCGTAGGGGCTTAGCTACGCTCTGGGATACCACTTCAGTCAGTGACGGCCCTCCTAGACGCGTATAGAGCCTCCAGAGAGCCACGGAGACTAGGGCGAGCCAGGCTAGGATGAGATAGATCATGGCTTAGAAAGCTCCTGGCGTAGTTCGTCCTCGTAGCGGGTTCTGATATCTGCTGCCGCGCCTTTCGATAGCATGGCTACGGATCCCGTCACATCGTGGGTTGCGGCGACTTCGTGCAGGTCGGCTAGCAATTTGTCCCCAAAGGCTTTTAGGATCGGCTCTGATTTCCCTGTCAGGGCCTTAAACAGGTACATGTCCCGCACAGAGTACGTTCCTGATTGGATTTTGGCCGCTAGCTCTTGCAGGTTAGTCGGTCTAACCCAGGCTTCTCCATGCCATGCTTTTTCTTTCAATCCCGCAATCAAACTTCTCGGCTTTTGCTCGGGATTTTCCGGCAAAGCCCCAACCTTAGGCTTAAGGGGAATGGCCATAGACTGATTGGAGCTTACTCCTACGTGGTGGGATCGTCTAGCTTAGGCTCGGAGAGGGAGGAGATGGCTTTGATAGCGTCGGAGAGGACTTCGTTGCAGTACGCTTTGCTATCCTCCACCGCCTGGTCTTCGTCACGCAGGTTTGGATGCTTCCACTTCAACCCTTCCACCACCCCCACAGCCTCTTGGATGGCGAGGCGACGAGCCTCGGAGACAATGGGCATCAGCTCTTTTGCTATGGCGATGGCTAAGTCCGAATC